CAAGCCATTAGACAGCTTGACAGTATATGTGCTGCCTTTGCTGCCCTTGACCTGCCATGTCTTCTCGCCCGCTGCAGCTTGGCGCTCACGCGGCTTGTAGACCATGTATTCAGACAACTCATCGAGTGTCGTTGATACAGGCACCTCAATCCACACGTTCCCGGCGATCCCATAACGGATTCCGGTGTGACTAGTGAACAGAGCCGGTGGCATACTGACTTCTACTGGATTCAAGATACCAACTCCAAGTCACGAACAGAAATGTGATTGCTGTTCTGTGTATCTTTTCTGACGCCGATCCACTGCACGCTGCAGCTATCGTTTGTCTCTTTAGTAACCATGCCAGTCAAGCCAGCAAAGCCATAACGCCTAGCACGCTTGGTCTGCTTGCCGCGAACCAGTTGCCCAGTGTTGTACTTGCAAGGCGGTGCCTTCAGCGAGTGAAGCAGTTGCGTCAGGTTGTCGCGGAACGAACCAGCAAAGTAGTCGCTCATCGAATCAGAGTGATCATCATAACGGCGCATGTGCCAGTTACATGCTTCAGCTTCCATAACATCATCGCCACGATGACCATTGACAAGAAACGAACCGACGTAACCGTCATAGGTGAACCAAAATCTGCCTCCGTCATGCTCGACCTCGGTGCCAAGGTATTTCTCGATCTTCTTGATTGCTTTTCCGACTTTCATATATGTCCTCTCTCTTAGTTGGTGACATTTATTAGACGTGTGAGCGCGAGTTTTATTCAAAGAAAATCGATCTTTTTTTAAAAAACTTTGCGAATATGTGTGAAGCCGTTGGGCAAGCCATCCACTACGATGAGCGCGCCTCGGTTGTAGTCTGACTCCTCGTAGGTTTCTAGCTTAAACCGAGTTAGAACCTGCGTTACCAAGTCTTTCATTCGTTGAGAGTTGCCAGTGATGATCCTAAACGGAGCCTCGTTTTTGTGAGTGAAATCAATCACTTGTGTCTCCACGTCCAAGTGTTTCACGCCATGTAAATCAAGTGTCTTCATTTTTTAGTGCCTCCAAGTTTTTTGCACGTACTTTAATAATCTTTGCTGTCCCATCGTCGATACAGATTTCGTAATCGTAGAAGGGTTCGTCATTCAAGACAGCCAACACGACTGCCCGGTATTTCTCCTCACGGAGATATTTAGTGTCAGGGAACTGGCAATACAGAACCCAGTCATCAACTTTGTAGCCCATTACGGGCTGGACTTTGCGCGAGATAGCACACTGACATCAGATTTCCGGCATGCTGTGACCGTGGGACCACCACGCTCACCAAACCAAACAACTCTAATGCCGGGATACGCATACTCATCAGTATCGCAGATCTCGACAACTACGCCCATCACTTGCGGTTCGGTCTTCCACCATAGGACAAGATCGCCCACTATAATATCTCCAATCACTCACCGACCACCTCTACTTGCCAAACAGGTAGACCGCGCTTAGAGGTACCGAAAAGCACTTCCACGAAAGGCTCATAAGGGCAGAGGTCAAAGTTTACTTTCTTGCCTCTTTCGTCAACGTTCCAAAGTTTATGCTCATATGTCCTCACAACAACGCCTAAATCGCCTTTGTGACCAACCAACCTAACTAAATCACCCACTTTCACTAAGAACCTCCAAAGCATCCATTGAAAAATCTGATATTGGGGTATACCGTCCAGCGTATTTAACTGGCTTTACCCATCGAATCCGAGCATGAGCGCGCCCATCGCTGCCCTTGGCTGTATAGTGAAGGATCAGCCCGTGTGCGCCAATAAAATCCTCGTACACATAGCCTGTGGCTGCTCCCACATATTTAACTAGTGTGCCGATCATGATTGTCTCACCATCAACACAGGAAACCCGGCGGGCAACTCGCCCGAAACCATACCGCCATGCTTAGCGATCACGTTAATAACTGTCATGCGCGGAACCCAACCGTATACTGTGCCGGTAAGATCATCAGGGTCTTCGGCATGCTTAGACAGCAATGACTCCTCTTGATTAGGAAACCCTACTTCAACCTCATCATAGAAGTCAGCGCCGGCGTGCCTAGGCGTACAATACGCTGTACTATCCGCTTGCACGCTCATAGAAAACCCATCAACGCAAACAACTGGTTTATTTTTCTTCATTATTTTCTCCTGCTTTTACTAAAAACATTTCGTGGAAGTTTAATGTTCTTCCGTTTGTCATCCACAACTTATAGATTGCTGTGAACTTTTTATTAGGGTTCTTGCCTGCACCAGTTGCAGTATGAACTTCTTCAATAATCAAACCCATGCGACTATCGGGCATTGCCGAATCGTCTGTGCCTTCTTTGATCTTTACCAGATCGCCAACCTTAAACTTTCCCATCTTCCTTTGCCTTTATGACTCTACAATCTGCCACATTGAGAAGCCTGATTGCGTTGAAGTTCGTCAGTGGTCTGACTTTGACTATGCTGCCCCAACCGACCTCTACCACTATTCCGTGCTCTGGAGCGGTGCCATGTCTCGATGGTGAAGCGGGGGTATTGAATGCGGCATCGGTCAGAAACACATCATAACACACCATGTCTCCGACATTAATATCTCTTGATGTCGACAGGCTATTAATGTTTGGTTTAGTTTTCTTCATCCTGACAACAACTCTACATTATGTGAGTGTACGTTGGGGTAAGTCTGCCCGTCCTTGAGAACCTTGAGGATCTGATAATACCTACGGCAACCCGGTGGCACGTCACCACCAACAGAGTTGGGGGATATGTGATGCCACGATGATGCGCGCACTACAACAGCCGCCCCAGTCGGACACGGAATAAAATCAATCTCATTGAGGCGAATCACTCTTATGAGATCTCCGGTCTTGTATGCTCTCTCGATGATAGCTCCTAGCGGCATTCTTCTCACTAAGCCTCCGCAGTCACACAACCGGGAACGCTCACGATTGCAGTAAGAACATTTTCAATAGCGAATCGCTCAGCCATGCCTTCAGGTGAATCAGGATCGCCAATGGTATCTAGTTTCTCAGCCATCGTTGCCCACACAGTGTGTTGCGTTACGTTCTCGCCAAACTCGGCTGCTCTGAGTGTCACCAGCTCAAATGGTGTTAGGTTTATTTCAAAAGTCATAGTCTTTCCTTTTTAGCTAGCGTATTTAATACTGTATGCGGTTGTGGCATCCATGCCATTAGAGTTGTCGCAGACGTATCCACGGATCGCGGAGTTGCCTTTGGTATAGGGAGCCTTCCAAGTTGCAGCCTTGAAGATTGCTCCGTCCGACTTACGAACAAAACCATACACAGAGCAGTTGATCCCCAAATCTTCCCCTTCTTCTCGTACGACCTTCCAATAGACTCGACCGGGATGTACCGTGATCTTGGGTGCCTTAAGGTTTTTATAGTTGCTGACGAAGTGATCGTTGATCTTGTCCTGAACCTTCTCAACGAAAGTCTCAAATGCGTATTCGATTTCTTCAGGGGTTCGTTTTACCAGTTGCATAGCTCTTTCCTTTTGTTGTCTATAGATTAGACGTATGGGCATCGGATTTTATTCAAAGTTTTTTTATTATTTTTAATAATCATCGCGCTTGGTTGCAAGGATGATGGCACCGATGTAACCGGGTGGCACCTTGAGGATGAGTGTTCTCCATCCTTTCCATTTTGCACCAACATATAATAGATCTTTTAAGTGAGGCTCTAGCTGCTTGCTTGGTTCTTCAACTTCAACAACTAGCTCCAAGATATGTCCACCATCGTCAGAAGTAGTTCTGACGTGATATACCCCATTATATATCGAACCGATAAGCTCTGTCAAGCTCTCGATTGCTTCTTCTTTAGATGCCTTCTCTCCTAAATTAAACTTACCCATTCCAATCTCTCCTTTAGTTAGGTTGTACCTGTAATAATTAGAATGGAACTAGAATCCTGTCCAGCCTTTCTGTCCTAGGAAAAGCATGCCAAACCGCCGGTGACCAGACTGCAGCTTCGGGGCATTTGTCGATTGTCATTTCAACATGGGTAATGATCTCATGCATTGCAGCCGCATTCAGCATATAAGCATTGTTAATAAGATAGTCTAGATCGTAGTTGGCAACAACAAGCGTGCCCTTGCTGTTCAAAGCTATTGGGACATCATTCGATGTAAGCCATGTATCCTCATAGGTTTCTGCAGCAAAGCGCGTGTTGTACCGACGAGATCTTATACGCTCGCCGCTTGGATTCATTTCGGCTGCGATAGACCAATAATAGATCGCCGACTCAATGACGGTATAGTCAGTTTGGTAAGTGTTGTAGGATGCATCTTCCCAGTCTACGTCTGAAACAAACGGCACCTTTATTAGCTGCTTCATCTTTGTCGTTCCTGTACTTCACTCATGACCTTAAAGAAGCGACCTTCGTACCATTCATGCCCCAAGTGTACGCCCTCTGCTGGGACTGTGCCTTCAATAAGCAAATCATCATCGGACATACCTGCCTGTGCTGTCAGCACCCACTCTGTTTCATAGATTGGAGGCGATATAGCCTTCGGCTTAAACTTTCCTTTTCGCATCCACTTGATTCGGATGCAGTTCTTATAGCGCTTGTTGGTAGATTCCCATGGTGAACGGTGTCGCCACATAGAGTCGCGCACATCAACTACCAGACCGATGGTTTCATGTCCTCGACCACCGACATTGTACCAAACAATGTCACCTATTCGCGGAGTTTTTTCCATTTGTACCCTCTACGCTCGACAAAACCTCAAAGTTGTACTTAGAAATGTCTAGCATATGATATTCGTGTGAACGTGGTATGTAAACCACTATTTTTGGCGAACCGTCATTAGCGGCTTCGACAACAAGTCCGTAACAATAGATAGGCTCGTATGGATATACATTGCCTGTATCGTCAGCGGTAAAGACAGCGTAGCTTATCACCCATCTTACGAAGTCACCAGTTGTAACCTTCGGTATGTCATAGTAATCCACATATTAAGTAGACTGCTTCGACACCTTCTTGACCTTCTCCATGATTTCGTCTGTCATCTTTGTTGCTTGTGCTTGGGTTAATACCGGCAAGCTATGCCTTAATATGTATGAGATATACCAGTGTTGCATGTGTTTTCCTTTGTTGGTTGTCTGTTAGACGTATCAGGGTCTGTTTTTATTCATTCAGAAGAGGAAAAATTTTCCGCGAAGTTTTCTGAGGAGATTCATATTATTCTCGACTCTTTATCGAAATCACGAAACAACGTATCAATGCCCAATTCACCGGAGAACCATTTTGACGGTAATGCGAAATCATACGAAGGTGATACAACTTCCCAACCCGTAAAGGTTAATGATGGGTTGACTAGCGTTGGTGGAATTGTGAGCCACATACGTCGACCAACGTTTGATATTTGTTGGCACAAGACAGCGCGCTCACCTTCATTAATATAATTGATGCTTTCCCACTCATGACGTAAAACCATCCACAAAAGCCCATCGGTGGACTTGCGATGATCCTTGACTTTCAACATAGCTCCAATACCAATACCTAAACGCTTAACATTCGTATAATATTCTTTGCGCCATGATGTATTTCTTTCAACAGCTAGTTTCATATCGCTCTTTAGAGTATTGCACGTTCTTCGGTTGTGACCAAGCGTATGACAGTAAGTGCAGCTTCGCGGCATGCGTGCGCGCTCGGAGGCACTTTTTGAAATAGACTTCCGATTCTTTTTATACTCGACAATCAAAGGATGGTTGGGTCCATGCTTTTGCTCCACCCTTTTCATATCGGATGCTAGCTGCGGGCATGTTTGCCTATTATGTCCTTTCGTAAAGCAGTAACCACACACAACCGTCTTGGATTCGTTTTTGTTGCTTGTAGACATGTTCCTCGTTTAGCTAATGTACACTAAGTAGTTTCGAGTTGGTTCTTCATTCCGATTTTTGTCGGATGATAATATGACTTTCGCTGTACCTCTCGTATATGTCATCCACAAACCAAGTTATGTGCCTATTCTCTTTCCATGGATATTTCACTTCATATGTGCAGGGCTTGTCTCCGTACTTCTCTTTAAGCACCTCAAGGTCACCCGGCATCAAAATATGTGACAAGTCTTCGGGATACGTTTCTGTTATGATAATCTCTTGACCTTTAGTACTCTTTGGGGTCTTGCCCATTACACACCGCCGGGAGGAGAAGACTTGCCACGCTTCATCTTAGGTTTCGTGTGACCTTTGCCGCCACCAGTCTCTTTGTTGTCGCCTTTGCCAATCAAGTCTTTCTTATGTCCTGCGTGCTGCCTTCTCATTCTCGTTTGAAACTCTCCATGATCTAGATCCGGCTCCTTGTTTTCTTCCATGCCTTCCGCATAGCTAACAAGGCGCGTCACGATTGTCGCGTTGGGGTATTCTTTCTTTAGCTCATCTACCGCTGCGATATTCTTAGGGGAGTCGTCGAAGAACAAAATATCAAGCATGCCAAGGTTATTAATCTGGTCCTCGATCCATGCCTTCTTTGCATACGGGTCGCTGGTTCCCAGTGTAATCATCTCAAACATGCTGGCATCAATGCCCAACACATTGTCAATGAAGCTCATGATGTCGTTGGCTGCAGCATCGGCGCGGGCGGTAAGGATTGCGATCTTCCTGCCTGCACCATCACGGCGCTCAGCATCTACAACCTTCTGCATGATTCGTGCAACCTGCTGAACTTGTCTAGGGTTAATAAGCTGGTCGAACTCGCTAAAGTCGAACACCTCATCCTTGTCATTAATGTACTCGCCGGTCGCAGGGTTGAGATCTGGGATAGGCTCATACACTGCGTACTCGGCTGGCGTCATTCTAAACACACTGCCGTCTGCTCGGGTCACAATAACGTCTGCGTCGGTCACAGCCAACGTATCGTCAAAGTCAAACACTCGTAGCTTAGACTCATTAAGGAAATGACTCCATGTATCGAGATGCTTCTTCATATTTACTCCGCTTCTTTAATAATCTTTCTTATATTAGCACGGATTTTTGATTCTGTCAACTGTTTCTTTAAGTATGCGATGCGCTCGGACATAGCGTTAGTACCTAATGGGGCTGCGTCACCCATGCCTAACTGGTTTCTAATCTCTTGGCGCCATGATGCGACCTCTTCTTCGGAAGGCGGCTTGCCGCCGTGCGCCATCTTCCAACGATTCCTAGCTATCTTCAACTCATATTCAACACGCTTCTCGTTTCTTTCTTCTTCTGTTCCGAAATGCTTTAATGTTATCTCTGGGTTGGCGTGTGCCTTGAAGTTTAAGTTGTCAATGATTGCGGAGGCTACTCCAGCCTCATGCATATGACCTCTTAGTGCGCCCTCCCAGCCAGCGGGTAGGTGCTTCTTGTCATCCCACTCAATATGCCTACCGGCTGACATGGGGCGCAAATATCTTTCAGTTACAATCTCTTTTTCAAAGTCGTTCATCTTGCTCCAAGTGTCGCCGCTTGACCACCACTCTACGATAGCTCTGCTGTGCTTCGATAGGCTGTCATCGTGACCAAAGGTTTCAAGCACTTCTTTGGACATGCCAAGCTGCTTATCGCCGCTAAGGTATTCTTCTTTAATCTCTGCTGCAATCTCAAGGTTAGGTTCGATAACAAAGCTTTGTGTTATGTCCTTCGCTGCCTCAAGTAGCATGTCCATATGGTTGTCGATAAACTCAATAAAGTGGAACGCTCCCTCTAATTCTTCTAAGTTGTCCTTGCTTTTGACTACAACCCTAAATTTTAGGAAGATAGGGCGAGTGTCGGATTCGCGGTGTTCAGCATCGCCAAACTTCAAGCCAATCTGTGTGTCCTTGGCAAAGTTAATACCTTCATAGGTTGGCTTCGCGTACTTCTCTCCGAACGGAAGATCAATCTGCTTCGATGCGTAGTTGTTTGCCGCCATCTCCAACTTTAATAACTTCTCTCTAAAGAAACGATTGAATGATGAGTTGGTGCCGGGACCGACCCAGACCACATTACGCTCTCTCCTGCCTGCTACAGCCTTAGCCACGATGTCTGGGACACCACCGCTTTGGTGAAACACATTGCGTCCCTGTGCGCCATAGCCAGCACCCCAACGGGAATGCTTGGTTAGCCAATAAAACTTTTTAACGGGTAGCGTTATGTCTAATGGCACGTCTGGGTTCGCGTTGTGGTCGCCTACGCCAAGGTTGAACCAGATTTCGCCTGACGGATCGTCATCGTCGTCATCTCCAATAATATTAAAGTTCTTGAGTTTTGCTCCCAACTCATCGATCTCGCTGGCGGTGTTGTCCCAAGCGCTAGAATTTGCGTATCCTTCTTCGACTAGCTTTCTTCTGATTATCTCATAATACCGGTCGTACTTGCCATCCAACTCTCGCATGTGATCTAGGAAATAGTCAGCGTCGTCTGGGGCGTTACAGTCCTCGCAGTTAAATCGCCATGTGATCTCTAGACCTTCTTCTGTGTGGTCCCACTGGATCTCTTCTGGATATGCATCAGGCAGATCCAATAGGTTTTCAAAGTCGCGGCGACCTGCGGCTTGCCAATTGTCTTCGGGAATGTCATATGTCGGATGAACATCGTTGCCTTTGCCATCGTCGCCCCAACCAAGCGGGATCACTATACGAAGTGATCCGTCTGCATAAACATGAGGCTCAGCCATGTCGTAGTCATCACTAACATGTGCGCCGAAAGTTGCGTGTTCCAACTCGTTGTTTGCCTGATCGTTCAGGTCATCGACGGCGTTGTTGTACTCCTCAAACAAGGCTTCGTTTTGATCTTCTTCTTCACCTTCTGCATCGTGGTGAACGTCCATGCCGTATGAGTAAGGGTCTTCCGCGTCTGGGTTCATACCATTTTTAAAGAACAAGCTAAGGATCTCGCCGTCGCGGGTGTCACCGTAGCTACCGCCATGGCGCTCAAGGTAGTCCGACTGCGGTATGAAATACGTGGTTGCTTCGCCCTTGCCAGTCTCAGGATCAATGTCGCCTAGCTCTTGAGCGAATATCTCTTTCTGCTTATCCCACACAAACTCCCTGACTGCACCGACAAAGCCGGGAATGCCCCTGCCGTATGTTCTGCTCTCTGGTGCTGCAAAGGTTAGATCGTTGGGGGAATCGGTGTACTTCCGAAGCCTAACGCGAGCCTGTACGCCGATGCCGTCAATGTTTCTATCGCGATCCGTGAAGATCTCTTCGTCATCAAAGTCGCCAATGTCTTTCGGGTCTGGCGCTCGGGTGGCTTCTTCGCTGTGCTTCTTTAATGCGGTATCGTATTCTTCTTGTGACGTGATGCCTTCGTATGGCTTGAATCCTGGCCACCCAGCCGCTTTTGCATCTTCATAGTTTTTAATGTACTGCTTGAATAACTCAGGACCGATGTTAAGCTGTCTAGCTTGGGAAATCATCATAAGCTCTTGATGTCTCTCAGGCTTCGCAGCCATCTCAGCCTTATTCTTATATTCTTTCATCCACTTTGCGCCTACGTTGGTCCTAGCCCACACCCACAGCAGCACTAACGCGCCCTCGGGCGTTTCGGTGTCATAGTCCTGACGGATGGCAGTGATTCTCTCACCCTTTGCCATATCACTAAACATTCTGTCCATCTTTGCAATCGGCTTTTCTCTTTCTTCGCTTGGCGTCAGAAGCTTATTAAGTTGCTGCTCTGTAACTGCGTACGCGATAGGTCCATGACCCTTCGCCTCTTGCTTGGCACAATGGAAATACTCGCTGCCCTCGCTGTGGCATGAGTGAATGTTACTAATGTCGCTCATGCGCAGTACATCGATTGGGTGGCGGGACAGGATGATGTGCATGTTCTCTGTCTTGTCGCCATCCCTGTCGCTAAGCCCTCGCTGGATCTTGCCGTGGTTATTATCTTTTGTGTAGCGTGTCTGGTTCTTAGTCCACCATGCACCTGAACCCTCTGGGATCTCGCCTTTCTTCTCAAGACCTCCGATGATTTTGTTGATACCCTGCTTCTGAACCTTAATAATCTTTTCGCCTGCTCTCGGTCCTTTCGGGATTACCTGCTCGACGATCTTCTCAAGGGTGAAATCTGCTACATCAATCTCTACTTCGTACTCGCCGCCGCCATCAGCAGCAAGGCGCTGACGCTTCTGCTTTACCTTCTTTGTGGAGAACGCTCTTTCGGGTACCTCTGAGACTTCCCATGCCTTCCATTCTTCTTTGGTTGGCTCCCACATCTCGTCTGTGTCTGGGTTGCGTCGTTGACCTGTTTCGGTTGTCTTCTCATAGTTGTAAATGCTGCGATATCGCTCACGGGAGCTATCAGAGATTGGTGGTTTCCAGCCTGCGTCTTTGATGCCGCGCAGGATTGCCTTGAGCGTGCGGGTATCCGCGCCGTCCAAGGGGATGACCACGCGCATGTTATCGCCAAAGATCTCGTTGAAGTCGTAATGACCATAATCCGCAGCGTCCGCAGACGCCATCCAGTCATAGATCTTATCAGCAACTTGCTTTGAGACTTCATTCATGATGTCTCGGCGCTCGCTAAGAGTTAGGGGTTTTGTGCTTTGGGTGAACTTTTGCCAGTTCTCTACAATAGTTTTATAATCCATGTGCTTACCTGCTATAATTAGTATGTATTTTGCTCTCCATCCTCAAACGTAATGATTGTTTTGTTTGCAGGATGTGGCTCTACATGGACTTTAAGGAAGTCGCCTAGGCTGTCGAAAATGGCGATACCACCTCTTGGCGGTGGATACAGCCAGTGAATGATGCAGTGACCAGACGCTAGCTCTACGCCCTCGATAACCACGCCTTCACCTGACACTCCTGTTTCGTCGCTCTGCCTACACACCGTAAACGTACGAATGCCACGGGGGGCTAGCTTCGGTGGAGGCTTGGGCTTAAGACTTTCATCTATCTCACCCATGTCATCAGTTGTGACCATTTCGATAACGTCATCGTCATAATCGGTATTCATTTATGCATCTCCTACGGGCGTTAGTGTTCTCATCATCTGCGCCTCTATCTCCTCGGTCAAAGTTTTCATTATCGCTTTTTCCGATTCTTTCATTTCATCCATATGCTGCCATAGCAATATGTTCTCGTCTTTGACCGCTTGCAATTTGGTCAAAAGCTTATCGTTTTGGTCTTTAAGTAGTTCTAGTTTATATCTCAGTTCATGATTTTCGCGGGTTAGAGAGGACTTTGATGTTCCCCTCGTAAACAGCTTCCTGAAAGCTGTCGATATCGATTGCCTTACGCTTCTTGCCATTGCTACTCCCCATTGAAAAAATTTCATAATAATGTACCATCTTCATTTCTTGTGATAATTCCCCGTCGTTTTTAAAGCCGACTGGGAACTTTGAAATCACTATGGCACGCTCCGTGCCGATTTCGATTAATGCGCCAATCATGCGATCTCCACGGGGTCGCCCCACCGCACAATACTAAGACCCTTGACGTTAGCCAAGTCTGCGACCAAATAGCGACGGACCCAATATCTGGGTGCTAAATCCGAATTCAGCTCAAACTTAATAATATATCGGTTAAACCAATATTCGTCCGTTGCTCTCGCACGGGTAGTGTGTCCCGCTCTAGCAGGGTCAGTAACCGTGGTAACTCTCTCGATGGCGCGAATGTCATCAATCGTCTGGTCTTTGTTGCCGCCCTTGACTTTGCTGATTCGGACATCAACTTCGACTTCATAAGTACGATGAATATAAGTCGGATCATCGGTGGCTGCCTCTTTCAAAAGACTAAACCATTTGTCTGTTGCTCTTTCTGTGCTCATGTTAATAAATAGTTTGCTTTATGGTTAAACGCTAAAAGCGGCGTTGCTTAGAAGAACAGCGGTATCTTGCCAAGATTCCACAGAGTGAGCTTTGCCATTTTTCATTCTCTCGACCTCAACAGCAAGAGCATAGTCGTTACCCGGTGCCTCTATTCTGTCTCCTACAAAGTTTATTGTAGCATCTTTTGGTAAGTCCTTAAAATAATTCCTCATTATCTGTGATTTGTCATGACCGATGGGAAAAATGTCGATGCTCACAGCCCCACCAATAACAAAGTCTAGCTCTTTGTGTCCCTTCCTGAGAGATTCCACTATCTTTGCTCGCTCCTCATGCTCTGCATCATATTTTGCGTATTCTTCGCGCTGCTTGTTGTCTGCTTTTCTGCCTACGATTGAAAAATTCATAGCGCCGGTGCGAACCTCATAATGAAGACCGGTTTTGGTTTTATAAGGCGACATAGATACAATCAAGTCTAGCTCATCTAAAAGAGTCTTCGATGGCTCAAACTCGTTCTCGTACTCTTTGAACCATGCGCGAGGTTCGTCCTTCTTACGCCGATAACACACGTTACCCATACAGGAAAAGACTGCTGACATGTTATCCATGACATCTGGACCAAGCTGTTCGCACAATCGCACAAAGCTCCCGCCGGAAACAAGATAAACCTCCTTATCAGAAGACCATTTGTAGAACTGCTTCTTAAACTTTGGTATAGCCTTTCGCTTCGGAGGAGTCAGAGTGCCATCGACATCAAACATATATATTTTTCTCATCTGTTATAGTCGTCCTGCAGTCGTACTACATCGTCAATTTCTGCGGTGCTTACTTCAATGAGTGTCACGTCTTCCTTGTCGGCACAGTAACGATGGATAAGTCCGGGTCGGATACGTTGACTCTCGCCCTCTTTCATTACTACCCTAATCCCTGTCTCCGTATCTGTGTATTCGTGATGTGGTCCCATCTCCAGCAGCAGGGAACCCTTAAGGACATAGATTGTCTCATCCTTCTCCCTGTGATATTGCAAGCTCAGTCTGTGCCCTGCCTTGATGTGCAGAATCTTTCCCAAATACCTATCAGTGATTGCCCACCGATCTTCATAGCCCCATGGCTTCTCTACTCTCATGCTACCTCCAAAAAAGCTGCACACCCATGATGCAGCATGACAAGGCGATGCAGATCATCGTCTTAGTTGTGAACATACTCTCGTTTAACAAGAGCCATGTAAGTACGGGGAAAACAAAGTATGACGCGGCGAAGCCCATGAAGCGTGCCGACCATGCCTCTCCTGTTTCCTCAAAAATATAGCGAGTAGCCATCCAAAAGCTCAGCCCAACAGGGACAGAATAGATACCAACTGCAAGCAAAGGCTTGTCTTTCCACCACTCCCACGCAAACTGGGAGTTTAGTTGGAACCATGCACAAACATGACCAAGAAAGAAAAAGCCAAGCCCATAAAGAAAATTGACATTAGGCATTGTTACTCCATTTTATATACTTGTGCAATGCACTGGTGACCATCGAATTCCAAAGCTTATTGTCGACTGGTATGTCAAAGTTGCGAGCCATGTCGCGACCAGCTTCCCAAGCCAGCACCTCTTCTCTGAGAGTGTCTACCGTAAAAGCTTTTCCTCTCTTTGACTCGGCGGCTGGGAACCTCTTTATATGCTCTTGTGTGTCCTCTCTTAAGAGAACATGACCGGCTTCATGTAGCAGCATGTATAGCTGCTTCTCCAGCTTCACGCGATTATTGACTACGATAAAGTCTCCATCAACCAACTGTCTGCCTGTGTGATACAGTGCCGTGTCTGCATCGCGCTCAAATACCACAGGGATGTCGTATTTCATATCCAAATAAATAACAACTCTGTTGATGTATTGTCTGATTTCATTTTTTGTCGTTGCAAGACTGGCAGTCATCTTCGTATCCTAGATGTTCTTTTAGATCCATGAAGCCGCCGATAACTTCCTCGTCTCCATTTATATCGCATTTGATAACTAGCGGTAAGCTTGGCCACTTATATCTTTTCCCCACAAGGATACGCATCTCATCGCTCTTATCAAGAAAAGTCAGAGCGTATTCATACCCAGACTTGTCTAATTGCTTGACTGCTTCAAGCGCGTACGGATCGTGTCCAGTCCCATAAACATGATAAAAGTGTACCATTCTACCCCTTTAACAGTTGCTTCTGTTGGATGCTGAGTTTGTCCTCGATGATCGTGATGCCGCCGACAACAACTATGTCTAAGCCGCCAGTACCTCTGCTCATCTGAATCTTTGTGAACTCTTGCCTATCGTCCAGCCCGTCTGGTAGCGAGCCTTCTGCCAACAGCTTTGTCGCTCTCATGTCTGGTCGTAAGCATACCACAAAATCTGGGTTTACAACGACTTCTCGCAGAGTCCAGCGATTATTAGTGGTGTTATTGTGGGTTGGCTGTTCAAACAGCTCTACTAGTTTAATTCCTTTCATATTTCACTCCCGTTCAATAAAGGATATACATGTCTTTTCTTTGCCATGAAGCGCTGCCCTCTTACAAAAAGCAGGTAACCATTTAGCCTCTCTTCTATAAATACTGCGGTTGTAGGCTCTTTAGTTTTAGTAAGATTGTAGCCTCCAGCCACATCTACAATCCACAGTCGCACATCTTGAGGAAGGTAGACAAGATCTCCCTTCTCAAAACCGCTATTACTCTGGTGTACTTCCATCGCCTTCTTCGTGAGTGTTGCCTTTCACGGCGTTGTTGTAGCCTGACAACAAGGACTGGATGTCCATCAGTCTTTGATCGATTCTGGACATCTCTTGCCTTACATTATCGACCTTTTCTATCATCTCTTCGCCCTTCAGTATATCTCTAACTGAAGTTTCGTCAAGGTTACCGACGTGATTCGCCATAAGCAACAATGACTTGCCGCTTTCTTTTAGAAATTCAGCCACCAAACATGGAATATTGTCTAGTTCCTCTGAATAAGTAATTTGTACTCTCATCTATACTCCGAATAGATACTGTCAGCCTGCGACGATCATGCCCCAAATACTGTTCATCACCAACGCAATCGTCAAGCTCACTATAGCCCAAACAACCTTGGTATTGCCGGCTTTCCAAGACTCCAGTTGCACAACGCGGGCTTCAAGTAACGCCTGCCGTGCGTATAATCCCTTGTCTGGATTATACATAGCTTCTTTGATCTTGGAGATATCATCAGCCATGCCGTCGATATCTTCTTTGATTCCTGAAATTCCACTGCCGAGTACATCAATCTTTGTGCCCAAATTTGACATAGATTGATTGATTTCTAATAGTGTGATAACTTCTTCTGGAATGTTGCCTGCCATAGTATAATAATTAGTGTCAGCCAGCTATAATGGCGTGACTTGTTGTGAATAAAGTTCCAGCAGCGGAAGCCGCATTCTGTAACGCAGAGCGCGTTACCTTTACTGGATCAATAATACCAGAAGCAATCATCTTTGTCAAGCCTCCTCTATGAAAATCCCACCCGTACTCGTCGTCGGCTTCCATTACCTTGCTTACAATTATGTCTGGGGATTCTCCAGCATTCTTAGCCATCTGATAAAGTGGCGCGTAAACTGCATTTTTGATGATCTCAATGCCATGGCGCTGGTCCTCGTTCTCTGGCGTTACTCCGATTGATACGGATGCACGAATCAACGCGACACCACCGCCGGGTACGATTCCTTCCTGCTGTGCGGAGCGTACTGCCTCTAGTGCATCTTCGATTCGGTGACGCTTTTCGGTCATCTCAACTTCGGTGGCTGCTCCCACTCGGATAACAGCCACTCCAGAAGCCAAACGAGTGATGCGCTCTTGAATCTTTTCGCACTCATGCAAAGAATCAGTTTGTTCTAGCTCTGCTTTAAGGTTAATAATCTGCTCTTCGACTGCAGAATGATCTCCAACACCACCGGCTACTGTAGTCCAGCCCTTGGTAATCTCAACAGTCTTGCATGAACCAAGATCCGCCAGTGTCACATTTGCGGGAGACATGCCCTTGGAAAGATTAATGAACGTTGCGCCGGTTGATAAAGCCAAGTCCTGCATAATATTGCGGCGGTCCTCTCCATAGCGAGGCGCCTTGACTGCAGCGACCTTGATGCCTGAGTTCATTTCCTGTCGTCTGATAGCGTTCATGATCAAAGCTGCTAGCGCCTGACCTTCTACTTCGTCTGCAACAATGATGAGAGGGCGGCTGCTTCGGTCTGCAATCTCAAGGACCGGCATCAACTCGTCGACTCTTTCAATCTTTGAGTCCGTGACCATAATCAGCGCGTCATCATAGCGCACCATATTACGGCGAGCGTCAGTAACAAAAGCAGTAGCCACATACCCTGAGTCGAACCGGAAACCTTCAATCAAGTCAAGGCTCGTCTCTAAGCTTCTCGCTTCTTCGACTGTGACTGCTCCGTCCTTGCCAACACTGTCAACCGCAGTTGCCACAAGATCACCAAGCTTTCTATCGTTGTTCGCAGAAATGGTAGCTACGTGGGCGATGTCGTCTTTGCTGCGAATCGGTTGCGCCATTTCCTTAAGGTTCTCGACGATACCAGCAACAGCCTTATCCATTCCGCGCTTAAGCTCAACTGGCGATGAGCCTGCAGCAAGAAACCTCTGTGACTGTTCTAGGATCTCGCGAGCCAACACAGTTGCTGTAGTGGTTCCGTCGCCAGCAGCGCTGTTAGTTTGTGAAGATGCCTGTTTAATAATCTGAGCACCTACGTTCTCAAATGGATCTTCTAAGTCAACGTGGCGCGCAACTGTAACGCCATCCTTTGTGATGATGGGCTTACCGTCAGCAGATTGCAGAATTACATTCCTGCCGCGTGGACCCAAGGTTGCTGCCGTATAATCGGCTAGTAAATTGACACCGTTTAGAATCTTCTGACTCAAAGCGGTACCATGCTCATAATGTTTGGACAATGTACACCTCTCGTTTATGTCCTATTATACCCCAACTACACTGGGATGTCAAATTGTTTTATTCAGAACCTTCAGTTTTCTTGAGCGTATCGACGATTGTATTGCCGTCGTCAATCGCTTCTTTGGCGTAACCTGATGCGTGGTCCCTGCGCTTTGAACTGAAGTACTTTCCGATGTTCTCACTGAAGCCCTTTGTTGTCTCCAGCAGGGTCATCACATCGCCTTCCATCTTCTCAATATAGATGTTGGCGCACTTGTCGATGTTCTCAGCCGACAGATTGAGGATGCCATAGAACTGAACGGTGGCTAGCTTTCTCATGTTAGTCATCTCTGTTCTGGTGATTGTCCACTGACTGCCACCTTCCTTGCCTGACTCAGCGAGAAGCCTTTCTTCCTTCATCAGCATTTTCTCTCGCTCATGGAATGTACCGAAGTAAGATTCCGAAACCGGCTCGGCGCCCTTTTCCTTGATAGCTGCAGCGTACGCCTTATCGTAAGCTCTCTTTAAGCCCTTTATTGTCTTCTCATCAGTAATCTCTGGATGATTCGTCAGCCACGCCTCAAAGCTTCCCTTGCCAGTTGCAGCGTCAGACTCCGCTTGCTCTGCGGCATTGAGTCCGATGCCCTGCACGCGAGCCGCTTTGTCAAACTTGTCTCTCTTCCTCTGCGGATCCGGCGGGAGTGCAGCTTGTTCATCGAAGTTACCTTCGGCATCGAGGTTCTTATAGAACATGCCTCTACCCTTTGTGTAGCCCGGTGTTTGCTGTAGGATTTGGAACATCTGTAGCTTCCACTCGGGAGAGTCTTGCCAGCCTCTAATGTGCCCTGCCAAGGTCGGACCCATTTTGCCGAGAAGACTCGCCTCATTATTAGACTCGCCCATGATATCGATGAAGTTGTTGCGATCAATAATAAAATCCCAGATTGCCAACTCAGAAATATTATCGTCCTCAGTGTTCTTTCGAGCGATGAGGTACTTAATCTGTGGAACGCCAGAGCCTCCACGAATAAACAGATAATCTATAAGGTTAGTAAAGCTCCCGTGGATGCCCGTGTCAGGACTGAGCAGCTTCAAGCTAACCGGCTCGTCATTGCCAGTCACAAAGTCCTCAATAGGTAGCGTGCCACCGACACGACCAGCGATCTGCTTGCCGCCAGTGACTGCTGCCATGAATCCCTCAAAGACAAAACCGGCTGAAGACTCACTATAATCATTGAGACATGCTTGAAGCGACTCGATAATCTGCATCATGTTTAGCACTGCGTTGAATCTACCGCCGCGAGCCTTGTTGACTGCCTCATTTGGATCGATGAAAGAGTTGATGTGCAGGATTCGTGACTTGATATCAGGCTGTCTCGTAATCGATGCAAAGATTCTCTCAATGTCTTCTCGCGATTGACTCTTGGGATCTCCCCAAGCCTCATTAGGAACCAGTGCGGGGATATCAATCTTATAGCTGAAGCGACCTCCCCTCTTTTTCTTCTCATTCATCTGCTGCATACCGCGTGCATCTTGCATCGCGTTTTGTGTGAGCATCGCCTGAAGATCGTCCTTGCTCATGCCGCTGTCAGCCAACATCTTAATAGCCTCGACCATTTCAGAGTCTACACCAACCATTAGAAGCTGTCGATAGATCTCCTTCCATTGCTCGGGCGCAAGGCGTGACTCATGCATCGTTTGGACGTTGGGTCTGTCTCCAAGTCCTTGCGGATTTGCGATGTGAAGCATTACAGCGTCTACCATTTCCACATCAACCTCGCCCATGATTGCAGTGACTGTGCGCTCAACCATTCCGCGATCAATCTGACCCGGTGGTAGTTCATTAGCAATCATCTCGGGATTGATCTGTTGATCAAAAGCAGACGGCTTACCGCCGGCGCCATGGTCAGGGTACACATTCTCGATCATTTCGACCAGCATATCTAAATTTAGCTGTGACTCTGGCTGTGTTTTCTTGTTAAAATAACTTTCGATTAGCGAATCTAATTCGGTCTTCTTGTCCATATACTAACTAGTCTCCTATCTTGTCTTTTACTTCGTCAGCTAACTGCAAAAGGTCTAGCCCAGCACAATCAATCTTTTTTCTTGTCAGATTATAGTGGTTGACAAAGCCCTTAAACTTAGCGCGTGCAGCACTTGAGTCCACGCCCGTATTCATGCTACCATTCTTCAAGGGTACATCTAGCGGGATGCCGATGCCTTTGTGAATCGCTTCCCACAGCGCCTTAAGCGCCTCAATCTGCACTGGATAGAAATCTGTAAAGGGCTTGAGCTTGCTACCGTGTACCCACGCATTCTCCTGCAGGGGTCGTTCACCAAAACCATTCTTGATATACCAGTCTTGATATTTAGGATAGTAAGCGTTGCTGATCTCAACACCAATAGACGCATGGTTCACCTTGCCAATACCAGCATGCCATGCGCCGTGCTGCGTGTCTAGCAGTTGATAGATTGTACCATCGTTATCGATGCAAAAGTGTACAGAGATGCCTCTACGTGCCAGCACAATCGCACAAGACTCTGCGGAGAGGCATACATCCCAATGGTTTACGAATATTGTCGGCTTTCTATCTGGCTTGCCGGCATAGTTATAATATGTATTGTCCGCGCAGTCTAGACCTAGGTGATCATCCCATAGCACAACCTTGCTCCAGTCAATCTCAATAAATTTGCTATTGTGGACGATGTACTTTTTGTCGGCACAGCCTTTACCTTTCGCATAAGGCGATGGGTGCGGGGAGTGATCCGAGATCTCTGCCTCTCTCTCCGTCCAAATACGACGAAAGGAAACGGGACCAACCATGCCATCGGCTTTCAAGCCAATTGATTTCTGCCAGCTTTTCACAGCCGAGATTAGCTCATCATCATTGTGCGAGCAACCAAACCAAGATGGCTCCCAGCCTAGGGAGTCTTGAGAAGATTTATTATAAAATACTTTGTCCACTTCGCATGTCCTAAAGGTTAATAATATTTAGACAATTATGTCTGCGATGCCGTACTCTATCGCTTCTGTTGCAGAAAGATATACGTTGACCTTTCTTTCCAAAAGCTTTTTAAGCGTGCGCTTGGTTAGGCTCGTTTCCTTGACCAGCGCTTCCATGTATGTTTCTTGAGAGTTTCTAATCTCTTCCATCTCGTTCTCTAAGCTGTGAATAGAGCCGTGGTTGCCCCCGATAACCGAATGGATCATAACGCGGCAATTCTTGCCAATCTTTCGCTGACCCTTCGTACCAGCAGCCAATAAAAGGACGCCTGCTGACATTACCTTGCCGATTCCAAAAGTGTGAATCTCACAGTTCTGCTGAATCATTCTCATGATATCATAAAGAGCGAACATATCGTCTGCGTTGCCGCCATATGTCGAGATAAGAAACTCCATCGGTTCCCACACTAGTTCGCCCTCTTCATCCTCTCTCTTTCCCGAATTATGCAACACAAGCAGACCGCTTAAGGTTTCCTGTGCCTTTTCTTCGTTAATGTCGCCATACAGTCCGACGATGCGCATCTCATCATCTGGTGGACCTCCTGCCAGCAAAGCTTCTAAGGCTGCTGGAGTAAGCTCTTCGACTTGTGGCTTCTCTTCTTCTGCTTCTGCTTCAACTTTTTCTTTCTTTGGACTCATAATCATCTGCCTTTCCTGTGTTGTTCGTTTAAGTGCTGAATAGCTCCATCCCAGTCTGAAAATTTAACAAACTGACGGCGATACAATGTCGGATAATTATCCAAGTAACCCTGAATGACCGAAGATTTCCACCTCTTATAGTTGTACTCATCCATGTTTCGCTCTCTGATAGCTGTCGCACTATCAGCGCCCTGCTCAATGGCATCGTATTTCATAGCTTTTACAAACTCAACATCTTCAGCAACATTAATAATGAGTTTAAGGGTCTGATCACCGACCTTTTGGACGAACAGACCTGTTCTACCAATTGTCACCAGATTAGACCACACAATTCCTAACACATATCCTGCTACAAGTGGCAAGATCCATGTAAATTCCATAACAACTCCGTTATATACGCAACTACCCCATAGTATACACTATAGGGTAGTTATGTTAAAGTAATATATTATCTAAGGTTGGCATTTTACCGCTTGTTAGACTTGGAAGCCTTGATTAGTCTAGCAGCGACTCTACGAGCAACCTCGTTGATAGTAGCTTCATCTTCAGCAAGTCTGATCCCTGCCTTTTCAAGCTCCTGCATTAGAGGCTCTTCGCCACCCTCTTCAGGGGGTAGCTCTTCATCACCCATAGTTGGCTCCATTTCTTCACCATCTTCGGGCATTTCTTCTTCGCCGCCTTCCATACTAACGTCAGCGCCCTGCTTCTGCAGTGCTGCGACAATATCTCCGACCAGCTCTGTTGCGTCAACTTCTACAGTCTCCGCTCCCTCTTCGGGCATTTCTTCTTCTGGTCCTTCGTCGCCGGGAAGCTCTTCTTCCTCGCCGCCCATTTCGGGACCGCCCAATTCCATCTCTACGTCTTCTTCACCGAGTTCAGTTAGAAACTTGTCCGTGAAGGTATTCTCGATCTCAGCCAAACGCATAAACCTGCGTGTGATTGATTCATTTAAAATTAATTTTTTGCTCATAGCCGTGTAATCTCCTAATAATATATTATATGAAGGCTTCGATAGTAAATAGTTGGCTGATTAGCAAACATCCCTAACTGTCAAATAAAAAATCTTTTAAATCCGCTGCTCGTAAAGCAATTTTCTTCAGTGCGCGCTTTTCTATTTGCTGAATTCTAGCCGGAGTGTAGCCTAATCGTTTTGCAACCTCTGCCAAGGTCATCGAACCGTGTCTCTTTACTGCCACCAAAGTACAGTTTAGATCTTCCGAGTAGTTCATCCATAGGCGACACTCATCGTTCTTGCAATCTTTATTTTTCCTGAAGCACTCCCTCGCGCAGTGCCTCATTCCATGTCCATCGCACTTTGTTCTGTCATTGCTGCGTGAATCTTGGAGATTTCCATGTACCCATCAACAACATTGACGTGATCGCAACGGTGCCACTCCTCTGTAAATTCTGGCGGTGTTGGGTTCGTAAACTTAATCTTGAACCACCGCCATGGTGCGAGCGAGCCTCCGCAATCCCTCATCTCCGTATCCACAATTACTCCATAATATGCCGGTGTGGTTTTTCTATTCCAACATACAATCTTGCCTTTATAGTCCATCATGTTCCTCTTCGATCATATCGAATATATTTTCAATTTCTGCGGGGTCAAGAGCCAAACTGTTTTTCAACTCTTCACCCTTTTCTCTCAACTTCTTAGATTTTTCGTTCCTAAGCTTACTGAGAGAACCCTTTTCAGACTTTAATGTTTCCATGAATGCCATGAAATCTTTGTCCTGATTCAAGTATGCGTCAATGCATCCCCGAAAAAACTGTGACTGCTTAACACCGTCATAATGCAACCTTACCCGCAGGTTGGCATGGGTTGTGTCATTCTCTCGGAACACGACCCTCTTGTTGTACTGTTCATCAGACACTAGTTGTTCCCCAAGATGTGAGTATTAGACTCAGAAATACCCGATGCAGTCTGCCTGACAAAAAGACTCTTGGTCTGTAACTCTTTAAGGTTGCGGGCGCCTGAATACGAGAAGCCGCTACGGATACCATTATCTAACTGAGATAGCACATCTGCGACATAGCCCTTGTATGGGATAGTTGTCGAAATCCCTTCTAGAGATGAAGTAGTGCCTCGCCAATCTTTCTGCGCTTCTTGGCTAGCCATGCCCCTATATGTCTTTCTCTTGTCGCCGTCGACATAAACAAACTCTCCGGGTGCTTCAGCCGTGCCAGCTAGCAGCGAGCCAACCATCACACAGTCAGCGCCTGCAGCAATTGCCTTAACAATGTCGCCACTGTTGCGAAGCCCGCCATCGGCAATAATAGAAACATCACTATCGGTCAAGGAACAGTTTAAGATAGTTTGCAGACCCGGTACTCCGTGACCTGTTTGAATTCGTGTTGAGCAGATTGAGCCTCCACCGATGTTGCATCGAACAGAGTCAGCACCCCACTCAGCCAAGTCATTAACTCCCTTTAGGGTGGCAACGTTGCCAGCCATAATGTGACAGCCAGTGCCACATGCTTCGCGGATCTTCTCAATTGCTTCCTGCATCAAAATGTGGTGACCATGAGCGACATCGATACAGATAAGGTCGGCGCCGGCATATCGTAAAAGCACAGCGCGATTTATATAATCTCCAGTAACTCCAACTGCAGCACCCACTTGAACACCGCCATCTGTCTTAAATCGGTTATCTTTAGCCAGCCTAACCATATCTGTCTGCTCTTCAATCGTGCAGTAGCGATGAACGATGCCGATGCCGCCGAAGCGGTTCATGCACTCTGCCATTAAAGGTCCAGTAACTGTGTCCATCGGGGATGAAATGACTGGCAACCCAAGTTTAATCTTTCTTTCAGGGTGCCAGCCCAAAGTTGTACCAACATCCACCTCTTTACGGCTACGAATATCTGAGTACTGTGGCTGAAGCAGCACGTCATCATAGCTCAGAGCTACCTTGGCTCTCATTTTAATTCTCCCTTTTCGTAATTCTCGACCACTTGCTGCGCTGCACTCCAACAATCTGGGCAGTATAATCGAACAACCTTTTCTTGCTCTCGTACAACCACGTTCCACGTAGCCAACATTTCTCTGTCCTGCTTGTTAAACTCTTTCTCACACATCATACAAAACTCTGGCAGCTTTGTGTAGATGTTCATTTTGTCGGCGAGGTCTTGGTTGCCGTGCTGTTTTTCCATCTTGGCTGAAGCGCGGCGCTGCTTTCGATTCACGATTTCTCCATCGTGTAAACAATTGGCTTGTGAGTCGGCGATGGACCCCAAGCATTATCGAACACCACAACGGCTGACGGAAATGGTGCAGAGTTTTTACTGTCGCCGAACTTAAGCCTGCCCTTAACAAGATGAATCTCAGCCGCCTTCATAACATAGTCATGCCAGTAGCGTGTATCGGTGCGTGCAGGAATTAACATTACCACTCGGGTCTTGTGCTTCTGCCCTTCGCGATGTGCCTTGGCAATCCACTGGTCAATGCCGCGACCATACGGGGGATTGACAAAAACATTTTCGCCTTCCCAGTCCTTAGTAAGTCCATCCTCTACTTCTGTATAGAAGTTGGCACACTTAGTATTGTACGGGGTCGCACAAGGATCCAGAGTGAACTTCCCAAATCGCCAGTTTAGCTTGTCGAAGAATTCTTGTGGTGTTGCCCAGTTGCCTGTGGCACTGGAAAACATTGTCTTTTGTGTTGCTGTGTTCATTCGCCTGTACTCCCTAGTGCGCCGTCGCCACGGTCGCTGATTGTGATTGGATA